GCGCGCCAAGCCCGAACCGATTACTGGCATGCGGATCAACTCGCTTTCTTAAACCAACTGCGCCGCGAGCTAGGAAACTTTCAAAAGCTTTGCGCTAAGCAAGGCGTGCAAGGCGTAGTTAGGCTTAACGTGCTATCGGATATCCCGTGGGAACAGCACAACATTCCGCAATCGTTTCCCGATTTGTTTTTCTATGACTACACCAAGCGGGCGGCTCGTTTGGGAAAAACCCCGGACAACTACAGTTTGATGTTTAGCTACAGTGGCCGCGCTCAATACCGTAAGCAAGTGTTGCAAGCCGTAGATCGTGACAATCCCATCGCCGTTGTTTTTTCTGATGGCGCATTCCCGGCCACGTTTCTTGGCCGCCCAGTGGTCGACGGCGACCAATCCGATTTATGGAACGTGCAAGCGGGTAACGTCGTGGTCGCGCTGAAAGCCAAGGGACCAGCAAAAGATGATGACTCGGGCTTTGTGGTAGATACCAATTTGATAGCGCGCGTTGCGGCTTAAACTTTTAAAAAATCGGTTGCGTTTACTTGCGCATATGCGAGAATGCGCATGCGGCATCGAATCAGGCCAAGCCGCATGGCCACAAAAATAGGTAAATATGTGATGTTAGATACCAAACTGGAAAACCAAAACGGCACGCTGGAAAGCATCTTGCGAACAATTAGCGAGCAAGCTTCCCGTAAAGCCGACTACATAGCGCCCACTAGCGAGCTACAGGTACAAACGACCGATGGCCGCACTAGCGTAGTGTTCGAAGCTAACCGTGGTGAACCCACACAATTTTTTGAAACTAATGAGGTTGCGTTCCAGCAACTAGCGGGCAACTGCGACATAGATGTTAGAACCGCTCGTCGGTTAAGAGATAATGAAAATTACGCGCCGGAGTTTGACGCGCTCGTGAACAAAATTCTTGTTAATGAGCCTAAAAACAAAATGATCCGCACGTTTGACGGCGACAATCCGATCTGCCGCGCGATTGTCAGCGATAAGTTCAAAACTTTTGATAACGTCGATTTGGTGCAAGCCGCGCTGCCGCAACTGATCGATAGCGATGCCAACTGGAAAATTGTAAATGGCACGGTTACCGATCAGCGGCTGTATATGCGCCTCAAATCGGAAAACCAAGTAGCGGAACCGGCAGTCGGCGACACTATGGCCAATGGCATACTGCTGAAAAACAGCGAGGTCGGTTTGGGATCGGTCGAGGTTTCCCAACTGGCTTGGACGCTATGGTGTCTTAACGGTTGCACGACCGAAAACAAATCACGCCATACGCACGTGACTAGCGCGCGTGGTGGCGATCAGTGGGCGCTGTTAACCGATGAAGCTAAGAACGCCGACAATAAGGCGCTGGAATTGAAACTCCGCGATGTGGTTGCAGCGTACGGCAGCCGCGAGTCATTCGATGCGCACGTTGAATTGATGCGTCAGGCGCACGGCGACGTAGTCGAAAATGGTTTGATGAATCCGCAAGGCGTGGTCGACGCGGTCGTATCTGTATTGAAACTGCCCAAAAAATCTGGCGGCGATATATTGAGCGGGCTAATGCAAACGATCCAGCAGCCGGGCTACACCAACAAGCCGATCACTCGCGCGACGATTGTTAACGCGGTAACAGCGGTTGCCCACACTGCCGACGCGGATAGTCTCGACGATTGGTACAGTAACGGTCGCACCGTGTTAGATCTGCCGCGCAACCAATGGGAAACGATTGCACGCGCCGCATAAACCGATCTACTAACCAACACAAGCCCGCCTCGAGCGGGCTTTTTTTTGCATGGGATATATCTTAGACTGTCGTCAACGCCTCAAACCGAGGCGCACTACTAGGACCACTAAATATGAATGATGAAAAACCCGAAACGCCACAATGCGTGATTTGTGGCGACGCTATCAAACCGCAATCTAACGGCTGGGCGCATGGTCACAATGCCGCCCCGGTCCGCGATGGCCAGTGTTGCGACGTTTGCAATTACGCGGTTGTGATCCCCGCTCGACTTGGGAGTGCGTAATGGATATCAACGAAACAAAAATCACTCCGGAACAGTCCGCCTCATTAGTGCGCGTTTTCGAGCGCCACGTGCGCGATACCGATCACCCAGATTTTTCCAACATGGGGTTTGTGGGTTGGCTGCAGCGCGACGTTATTAAATTGCACTATGACGATTGTTTACTGGCAGCCGTGCCGGACATGTTTATAGGGATCGAGCGCGACGGATACTCTCACACCTAAACGATCACCCCGATCAGGACACAAGCCCGCCATGCGCGGGCTTTTTTTATGCGCGAAATCCTATACAATCCGCGTAACGCTACAAACCGTGGCGCAACAATAGGAAAACGAAACAATGCAAGTACACAAAACCGAAAGCCCGATTAAAGCCCTCGCCCTTGCTCAATTAGAAACTCTAGGCGATTCCGACAATAGCGTGTGGGCATGCATTCACCGGATCGTCGAAGTAACAGACCAACATTGGAAATTAGAAGAATCCACCAACGCGGATGATCTCGACGCGTTCAACGATTGGAACTGGGACGAGCACCATTACGGCGTCCAATATCGATCGTGTTGGTCATCACAGCCGGTCGTGGAGTTTGGGCAAGTTTACGGCGAAGACGCGAATTGGTCGGTTTCCGACGCTGGCGTCGAGGCGCGCATTATTTTAGCGGGTAACGGCCCAGCGGTGCGGATCGTCGCGGAACTCGATGGCTACGGATGCACCGACAAGTTTATTTTCGAGCACGCGAATTGGTCGAGCTGGGAGCAAATCGAATTGAACCGCAGCTTTTGTTACAACGCGCTATCTGAGGACGTGCAAGATTACGTGAGCGTGATGGTCGAGCGTTACATTCAGCACGTCGCCGGTTGGATTCAAGAACTGTAACCCGCTCGATCGATCTATTAGCCCGCCTTGGTGCGGGCTTTTTTTTGCCTATCGATTTAAGAGTGCAACTTGCCCGCGAGGCGCGGGCGGCCGCCTCCCCCAAACGTACCGCGGCCCGTGGTCCGCGTCCCGTGGTCCCCGATCCCCAGCCCGCGATCCGAGCGCGTTTGTTTTTTTAAAACGTGGAAGTGATTTTTGGCCGCGTTTTAACTTCCAAGGTCCGCGAACATCGGTCCCCGGTCGGCGATCCCCGGTCGGCGATCCCCGGTCCCCGGCTCCGGGTCCCCCGGCCAATCGAGGCTAATCGGCTGCAGCGATCCGAGCGCCGCGGCGCGCGATCCGGCGCGACCGGCGCGCGCGTGGCAGACGTGTACATGTGCAGGTTTCACGAAAACAATACACAGTAAAAACGAACCAAGGTCCGTGGGCCTTTAACTGCGATAAAAAAGTGCTATATTTGCGTCCCAAGTCCACTCTGATATGGGATTTGATGCATGGCCAAAGAGGCAGGAAAAGTTGAAACGCGGGGTCGTCCGCGAGTAACGGAAGATAGTCGGCTGACCGGGAAGCAGGTGAAGTTTGTCGAGTTAGTTGCAACGCGGGAGGGGCAGGATACGCTCCGTAATCTGGCTGCTGAAGCTGGGTTTAGTGTTAAGGGTGCGCACACTCGTGCGTATGAGATGTTAAATCCGAACAAATCGCCGCATATTGTGAAGGCGTTGCGTGAGCGACGGCGCGAGTTAGCTGAGAAGTATGAAGTGACGTACTCGAGGCACATTCGTGATTTGCAGCGGATACGTGACGAGGCTTTGGAGAACGGTGCGTACAGTGCTGCGGTACAGGCTGAGAAAGCGCGGGGCTTGGCCCAAGGAGACATCTACGTCAACAAGAGCGAGATTCGTCATGGGTCGATTGACCAGATGTCGAAAGAAGAGGTTGTGAAGGCGTTGAACGAGTTGAAGGCCCAGTTGGGTGAGAAGGTGATCAATGTCGAAGCGGACGGAGTCGAACTTCTGGAAGACGTTAAAGTCCAACATTGAGAAGCTGGACTCGGACATTGTACTGACGCGCATTGAGAACAGTCAGACGCCGGGGATACCAGATTTATTGTTGATGGACCGTAACAAGCGGTTGCATATGATCGAGTTGAAGGTTGCGAAGGGCAATCAGGTGAACTTGTCTCCGTTTCAGGTGAGCTTTGCGGTTCGTCATCAGGGCAGTAATTGTTGGGTATTGGTGCAGCGTTGGCGGCCAGCGGACACGCAAGCAGAGTGTTTGTTGTATTCGTCGGATCAGGTGATGGATGTATCGGTGAATGGGATGCACAAATCGCCGCCGCGTCTTACGTTTCCATGTTCTGGGGGCTATAGTCCTCTTGTTAAGTATTTAAGTCAGGGACCCCTTTGAGCCTTAGTTTAGATTCCACAAG